TAAACTGTTCATCTTTCGCCCTTTGTTAAGGCCGATAAGCTACTTATCCGAGTAGCCCTCTCGGCGTGTGTAGTTAAAGTATGAACCTAGCTACTGACAAAAGGCAACGCGACACGCCCTACTTACTAAGTCTGTCCTCTAGCAATAATTCGTAAATCTTGTCCACGCGGATTTCTATACGCTCGACCCTACCTTTAAGGTTATGCCCGCCGTTGCCGTCATCGCGTAGCTCAGATAGGTAGTATTTAACAAGGTGCCGCACAAGCCCAGCCATAAGCCCTGAAAGCGTAGCGATCCCCAACGCTACGGCTATGTATGCCTGGGCCTGTGACACTTACTTAGCGCCTATTCCAAGCTGCTTTTCATTAGGTGCTAGTGCCTTTAGTACTGGCCCAATTAGCCCAGCTAGAAAAGCATTAGCTAGTACTTTAGGGTCTGTGATACCTGATAGATACAGCGCACCCACGCACGATAGAGCTGCACGTAGGTAGGACAAGGCCGCAGCCTTTAGTTGCTTTTGCATTGTATTGCTCCTAAATGCCCTTTAGTTGACCTGTTTTAACACAGCTACTGTATGGCTTGATGATGCCGTAATACCGTAAAGGCCTTCATTGTCACCTACAGGCACCTGCATTTTATCGCCATTATCTAACTTGTATCCGTTAGCTGTGGTTACGTTAGCATCGCCTAAATACACAGCGCCGCCGCCTAGATTATGTAGCCATACGGTTTGATCCATAATGTTAGCTGCTACTAATAAAGTGGCTGTTGTTGTTACTGTTACCTGTGCGCTAGTTGGCATTTTCTATTCCTAACTTGGTAATTAAAACCCTGACCTTTTCAGGGCTTAAAGCTATCTCAAAGTGCATTTCGTCTTTTCTCGTCCAATCCCCGCCCCAGGTTAGCCCGTATTTTTTAGCCAGGGCACGGATCATAGGTACCTTAGCTGCATCAAACGTGCCTACCTTGCCTAAAGGGTGTTTAGTTGCGTTTAGGTCTATAGCTGTGCCGCTTGCGTGGTTACTGAGTTTGCCTACCACACCTCTTACGTCTCTGTAGGCATAGCCCCAATCGTCAAAAGTGCCGCCCTCTATTGGCTCTATTAGCTCGTTAAACTCTTTAGCAAAGTTAATTAGCAACGGCGCTACCTTTTCAGCGCATCGGATTTTTAGAGTTGTTCCCTCTACCTTAAAAGGCTTAACGCTTATCTCAGCCTGATCCTTAGATGCTGGCCAGCCGTTGTAGCTAGTCTGCATTTAACTTAATAGTAGCTTTGCTTCATCGGCAGTTATACCTAACTTAGCTAATAAGGCTGCTTTGTCTGTTGCAGCTTTTGCTTCTGCTGCTAATTCTTCGGCTTTTACTTGCTCTATTGCAGCGTCAATTTCAGCCTGAGTTGGAGCTTCGCCTTCTAAAACCACCCATTTAATTGTTGAATAGTCATCCGATTGAATTACATATTCAGAGTTTGGTTTTAATTTTTGTATTGCTCTACCTAAATATGAACGCATTATGCACCTATTTCCATAAGAACGATTGTTGAAGTAAATTGACTATTCGCTTGCCAGTTCAATTCAGATGCTTGGTTACAAGCAGCCTGCAATTTATATGTTGTTGATGAGGTTGTTGCTGGCGAATCTAAATAAGCAGTTGAAATAATGTGAGCAGATTCTATTGCGTTGCTTCCAACTTTTACGCCAAAAGCAAAACTACCTGTTGACCCAAGACAATCTAAAACTACGGTCGCACCTCTTACAATTTGGAAATCTCCCGTTGCTCCGTTGTTTGCCTTATAAGCATAAACTTGACCATTTATTAAAACTAAAACCTTGCTTGTTGCTGATGTCGGTGTTATTGAACAAGTGATGCCAGTGTCTTGCATTGAAGTTGCCGTTATTAAAGTCAGTGTGCTAGTGGTTGCTTGAACAACTTGCAACACTTTACCGCCGCCGCCAGCAGGTGTTGCCCATTTTACTTTATAGGGGCTGACTGTTGTGTCTGCCGTTAATACTTGTGCAGTAGTGCCGATAGGCAGGTTATCGTAAGTGCCTGATCCCGTGCCTACGACTAAATCTCCTGCTGCGGTAATGGTTGTAGCCATATCGTTAGTAATAGTTACGGTGCCACTTGTGCCACCGCCAGTAATACCTACGCCAGCTGTTACGCCTTCAATGTCTCCTGTTGCACCTGAGGCTACCCAAGCTGCACCGTCATAATACCAAAGCCCGTTAGTGTCTTTAGTAAACGCAAACTGCCCTTCTTGTGGTGAAGTAATAGCTGCGTTACGGGCTGCTGCTGAGGCAAACACCAATACGCCTTGCATTAGGTAGCCGTTAACGTCAGCTGCCGTAAGTACCTCGCCAGTAGTAAAGGTCTTAAAACCTAATCCAGCTGCCATAGTCCTAGCTCCTTAATAACTTAATACGCCGCTGTCAAGCAGGCCGTATATGGATGAGTCTAATATAAAGCCGTCAATAATCGGCTCTAAAGTGGTAAGTGTTGTTTTCCAGCTGTTAGGCGTAATGCTCATCGCAACGCCAAACACCTGCAAAGTCTTAGTTAGCGTTGATCCGCCAGGCTGGTTAGTTGTAATAGTTACAGGGTCAAAGTAATCTAGGCTAAGCGCTGCAATAATGCCTAAGTTGTAGTTATCGGTATAAAGGTCTAGCTGAATAGCATCGCATCTGATACTGGTCTCAGCCCTAGATGCCACGTATGCCTGTGCGTAGTCCAGGGCTACGGCATCGGTTTGCATTAGCAGGTTTTGCTGGTTGTAGCTATGTACAAAGTACTTATCTATGCTCGGCTGATTTATAGCCGTTTGAGCCGTGCCACCTGTGCGGGTAACGCTGGCTGAGTTGTAAACTAGGGTATCGTCAAGGCGCCACACCGCATCAAAATAACTAATATCTGTGCCGTTATCGTTAAATACTGTAGGCGTAGCCCCTGTACTGCCAGCCGTAACGCTACGATCTTGAAAGACAAACGAGCCAGCGGCATCTACATATAAGGCCCCGTACTCGCTAGTCTCTACCGTTTGCATAGCTGCAAGGCTTGTACGGGCCGTGCCTGGGTCTGCCTGCATTGTGGTTAGCCCCGCATCTACGTCACGCATAGAGGCTGGCCAATCAATAGCATCTAACAAGGCGTTAATTCTTGTACCGCTTAGCTGACCCGCTGAGGTGCCCGCTACTGTGCTAATCTGTGCATTTTGTGCCAGCCTAAAGGCATCTACAGCTGTAATAGTTGTATAAACTACATCAAGGGCATTTTTAGGTGTGCTAGTTGTATAGGTAGTAATAAAGCCAGCAAAGATAGGGTAAGTAGTCGCGCCGTATGTAGCCGTAATCTGTACTTTACGCATTGGCGTTAAAAGGTTGTAGTACGGACTACTTGGGTTTTGTGGGTTGAAGTCTCCGTTTTGGTCAACGATACGCATAGTAAGAGTGCCAGTTTGGAATTGGTCAGCCTGTGGGTTACGCCCGCGTTTGGTCTGAATACTATCTACTACGTCAGATACGTCCACGATTACGCTAGCTGCATCTGCCAGGATATTGGTTCCTAATATGCCTTGATCTAATATCATAGCCTGAGCAAAGCTAGGGCCAGTAGAAAAGTTAATAACAGCGTTAATAACTGGCAGGGTCATAGCGCCCCAGCAAAATTAAGGTTATTGCCAAACCTGTTATTTTCTTGTACGGCATTTTGTACTACTTCTATGAGTCCGCTTGTCTTGTCCACTACGGTTACGGTTACGTTGCCTGCGCCATAGCCTGCGCCTGTGTTCATATTGGCGCTGTAGCCGCCAAAGTCTCCTAGTTTGTTTTGGAACTCAATTAAAGATAAAAAGTCTGCGTAATTTTGTGCATCTAAAACCTCTGCCATTACATTGGCTAAAGCTGTAACGGCATCTGAATACTCTAAAATAGCCTCTATTGACTCATTACCTGTTAGTTTATCTAATACTGGTTGGTCAACAAACGGATTACCACCACCACCGCCACCGCCTGCCCCTGGCATAGTTACGCCTGGGATAGTAAGCGTAGGGAACTTAAACTTAGCTAATAGGTCTAGGGCCGCTTGTAGGTTAGCTAGGTTGATTAGATCGGTTGACTTCATACCCGCTAAGACTCTGTTTATGTCTAGCAGCTTTACATCTTGGCGTTGTAAAACGTTAAGTATCTTTAAGTCCTCGTTTAGCTTGGCCGTGGCCTTTATTATTGCTGCCTCATCTTTTGAGGCTATAGCATCTTCCAAGTCAGCAATACTTTGCTTAACCTTTAGGCGCTGTACGTCATTAGCTATGCCTAAAATCTGTGCGCTAGTAGTTGCCTTACCTAACGCCTCAGCTTGGCCTATGAGGGCTGCGTTAAGCTGAATAGCATCCATATTAAAGACATCGTTACCCTTAGCTAAAGCCAGGTTTGCCTTATCAAGAATTGCCTGAGACTTTTTATCTGCAAGGATTTTAGCCTGGGCCTTTTGCTGCTCTTTAGTAAGGGCCGTAATTTTCTTTTGAGTACTTAAATATGAGCCTGATTGAATTGGGTTTTTTTGAGCGCCAACCTCTGCTGCTCGTCTAGCTTGTGCTCCAGCTTGATTGAGCAAAGTTATATAGCTGCCTAAAATTGGTATAGCTTGAACTACGCTAGCCCCTGTTAATCCTGATAGCCCAGGTATCTTTTTTAAGGCTGCGGCCATAAGACCAAACCCGCGTATAACGTCAGCGGTATAAGTTGCTAGGTTTTCCATATTAGTAGCAAGGTCTGCCACGGTTGTATCATCGCCTAGATTTTTTAGGGCATCTATAAGGCCTGTACCAATAATCTCCTGCACGTTAGCCGCAGCTACGCCTAGTTTGGCTATAGATCCTGCATAAGTCTCTGAGGCTGCCTTGGCTGAACCCTTAAAGGTTACGGCTAAATCGTCTGTAATCTCCTTAAAAGATTTAGTTTTAAGGTCTGCTTTAGATATGCCTACGCCTAATTTACCTAAAGATGTGTTATTACCCAGGTATGCCTTACTTAATGCGCCTGTCACGCTCTCTAAATCGCGGCCAGTTGATGCACTTATATCTAAGCCAATACTTAATAGGCGCTGGGTCTCGGCTGTATTTTTAGTTGCTACCGCTAGTTTTTGATAAGCAGGCCTTAATAGATCATCTATAACGCCAAACTCACTTTGTAACTGTTGTATAAATCTTTCAGCTGAGGCAGCATCGCGCTCTAAGCCTACGTTTTTTAATGCCAGGGCTAACTGTTGCTGGGCCTTTTGGTCTGCAGCTGCAGCCTTTACTGAGGCTTTGGCATAGCCAATAACGGCAGCCGTACCAAAAGCAAGGCCAAAGGTTTTAGCTAGACTTTTAACCGATTTACTAAGCTTGTCGGTAGCCGTCTCAGCTTGCTTAAAGCCTTTTTTGCCTGTGAACTCGGCGGCTATATTTATTACTACTGACGGGTCAACGGCCATTACTTAACCCCCATAGAATTGTAAAACTTAAGTTTAGAGTTTTCTATAGCTTTAATTACAGCTGCGTTAGTTTTGCCGCCGTCATTGGCCCAGGCTCTAAAAATTGCACGGCCTCGCATTTTGCGACTACGGCGCCCTGCACCAGTTTGGTTATTGGCATCTACTATCTGCCCGTCCGCGTTTATAGCATCTACAAACTGCTTACCTGCAAACGGGTTTGCGCTGCGCCCTTCATTTTTGCTACCTGAGCGCACCATTTTGCCAAAATCTGCGTGGCCAGGATATACAACAGGTTTTAATCCCGCCTGATCTCGGCCCCCAGGATTAACGCGGCCTGCTGTCTCATAGATTGCACCTGCAGCGCTAGCATTCACAATACGAGCTACAGCCCTAAAGCCTTCTCTGTTGGGTTTGGAAGGTGAAGTTTTGTAACCTATGCCGCCTTTAGCTGCGCTACTGCTCCATATTGGGAATCTGCCCGTAGTTGTAGGAGCTTTGGCCCAACCCGATAAAGGTGCGGTACTTGGCACAAAGCCTCTAGCAGTTTTAACTATAGGGGCCAAAAGATTGGCTAATTCTTTACGTGTCTCTTTTGCTAGATCGGGGCTAAACTTTTTAATAGCTTTGCGTAGCTCAAGGGCGCCTCTTACCTCTACTGGCATTTTGCTGCTCCTTAGCTTTATCGCTTAAAACTTTTAACATATTCTTAAACATATACGTATCCAGGTCTAGTAAGTACTGAGGCGCAATACCCGTTTCCACGGCTAGCTGCGCTATGAGGTAACCAAAGCTACCGCGCCCCACTACCCCAAAGGGTCATCATCTAGTACCTCAACTTTAGCTAAGGTATCTAAAAACTCTGCCCCAAACATCGGTACGGTTTGCCCGCTTGTGCGTAAACACTCCCAGGCTAGCCAGTACACATCGCTTTGCTTTTCGTCATCTCTAAAGGCTTTGTGAAAACCTTTTTTTGCATATAACTCAAAGGCGTACTCAATACGTGGCGTAATCTGATGATCCGATACGCTGCCGTCTGCCCTTGTTATTTTAAGTTTTGCCATTGTGTTAGCCCCTTTATTAGTTGGTTATGAAGTTGTAATTACGATTGGTGAGTTACAGGTAAAGGTAATGCTCTGAGTAGCAATATCTGCAACAGCTCCGTTAATGTCTGTGGTGTTATTAACCAACACAGTAGTGCTATAAAGCGGATTAGTAGCTGATACTACAGCGCTTGTCTGCTTTAGCGTTAGGGGTACAGTTGTACCCCAGGCAGCTTGCAAAGTAGCGTTTACGTTTGCGGCAGCTGTATCACTTAAAAAGTCCAGCGTAATAGTGCTTGCTTCCAAACCTTTAACAAACTTGTGTGCAGTATCCATATTGTTACTACCATTACTGGCGGGCTAGTCATTTCTGCTAACCTCTATACCTTTACCATTGGTATAGCTCGGACTATATCTTCACCCTATTACTAGGGGCAGCGCGTGTAGTCTCTACGGACTCTCTGCTTTCGCAGGTTGCCTCGGTATTAACCCGCTTTTATTGGGGGCCTTCACCGATATAGCGCTGTAATTTTCATCGCCGCTTACGCAGCGAGTGGGCAATACTCTTTACCCATAGCGGTTACTTCAAGTTCGTCAAAAGCGCGGTTGATAGTTGCGCTTGTTACGTGGTCCGATAGAACCACACTATTAAGCGTGGCTACAACCGTATTTGACAAATAAATTGCCATTGGTTATACCTCTTCCTTTTCTGTTGTGTTTTCTTTTGGTTTTGTTTCTTTAACCTCTACTGGCAACTCTTGGCCAATTTTGATTAAAAACGCTTTTTCTTCATCTGTAAGTGCCATTAGTTAGCTCCAGCTCGTTAGTATGGATATTTGTAAATCTGCCGTTAGATAGTCACCTGCGGCAACGCTTAGTACGCTAGGCGCGCTCACACTTGTGACATTAAATACGATTGCGCTATTAGCCAGTTTAGTAAACACAGCTACTATTGTGTCCTCTATGCCAATTAGGTTAGAGGCGTTGTCAAACATTGGTACCGTCATAATAATCTTAAAATTAGCCATAGGCGAGATAGTTGCCTGAGAGTTATTACTGGGCGTGATATATGGATCGGCAGGGGCAACCACCACGGCGCTAGATTGCATAGTGCTAGGCGGGTAGTTAAATACCGTCCATACGCCAGGGTTAGCCAGGGCTGCAGCTATTGTGCTGCGTAGAGTAGTTATAGCTGCAGGCATTAGCCGACCATACCCGCAGGTGAAAGATACGGGGCCAAGAGGCCACGCACGGATGCCATAAGAGTGTTAGACATCTTAAAAGGGCTAGGGCTGTAGCCGTCTAGGCTAGTGCCGCCGTTTTGTGTACTAAATCTAGATGTCCAGATATTTTCTGCCAGCATTAGCGCCGCAGCGTTAATAGCTGGGGTATTGGCGTAGGTAGCCGTTTTTGTATCGTCACCTGTCATAGTGCCATAAGGCAATACGCGCCTAAAGTTTTGATCTGCCGCTACTTTTGCATATTGGATAAAGCTATAGCCCTGTGGGAATTGCCAGTAATTTAGCTGCATATTAAATGCAGGCAAGATGTTAGCTGTGCCTGTGCTAAATGGAATTGTGCCCGTAATTGTGTAAGTACCGTTAAAGGTTGAACCAGCCCCAGCAATAGTTACTGATTGGCCCGTAGTAAAAATGCCAGGGTTGGCAACCATAACGGTAGCAACATTAGACACCAACGCGGTACCGACTACGGGCGCGCTGTCAAACCATAAAAAGCCGTTTATTAAATCTTGTGCAGCTTGGCAGGTGTCCTCTATCCAGGTATAAGAATCGTACAAAGTGCCAACGCCCAGGCTAGCCTTCAAGGTAGCAGCTGTTACATACGTGGCTGGCATTTTTGTACTCCTATCTTACTTAGGTTTGGTAA